GATATCTGTTTGAAGGTGCCCCCGGTACTAACGCGTCTTCGCGTGAATGGGAAAATATCCGTTCTTATCTTGTTAAATTTGGTGAAGATCGCATGGTAGCGGGAGATTATGCTGCTTTCGATAAATCGATGCCTAGCACTATCATCTTGGCTGCTTTTGATATTATTCGACGCTTGTGTAAGCAAGCAGGATATTCAGAAGCTGAACTAAGAGTTGTGCAAGGTATAGCTGAAGATACAGCTTTCCCGTTAGTCGATTTGAATGGTGATTTGATTGAATTTTATGGAAGCAATCCTTCGGGACATCCCTTAACAGTTATCATCAATGGTCTTGCTAATGCACTCTACATGCGTTATTGTTATGCTAAGTTGAGCCCGAATGGCTCAGCTAAGGATTTCAAGAAGCATGTTGCATTAATGACCTATGGTGATGATAATATTATGGGTGTGTCGAGAGACGCTTCATTTTTCAATCATACAACTATTCAAATGGTTCTCGCTGATGCTGGTATTACTTATACCATGGCTGATAAAGAAACGGAATCTATTCCTTATATTCATCTCAAAGATTGCTCTTTTTTAAAGAGGACTTGGAGATGGGATGAGGATGTGAAGGCCTATTTGGCTCCATTGGAGGAAGACTCAATTCTAAAAAGTCTAACCATTGGAGTCCAAAGTAAAACTTTGTCGCCAGAGGCACAAGCAGTAGCTGTTATATCTAGTGCCATCTGTGAATACTTCTTCTATGGTAAGAAGGTTTTCGAAGAAAAACGGCAAATGTTTAAAGATATAATTGCAGAGAACAAACTGGAGTTTTATGTCACTGATACTACTCTCCCTATGTGGGAGGAGTTGAATGACAGATTCCAGTCAGCAGTTCCCAGAGCTTAAATCTGGGCTAAGTCTGCCGAGACTATAAACCGGTGGGTCGTAAGTCATGACCCGTGGAAACACAAAGCAAAAGAGACTCGTTAGTACTATTTACTGCTCCAACCAATAGCGTTGCGAAGCTTGGAAGTGGAGAGAATGGAGTACTATTGAAAACCTACTAGGGCGTTCCCCGAAATCCTTATTTAAGGATGGTGTTAGTTGGTCACCAAATAATTCGCATATATGTTTGTACGTAAAGTAGCGTTATTCATGAAATTAAATTTACTTGGAAATTCTTTAACTAAAAATAAAAAATTTGATGAAAATCAACGGAACTTGATGAAGCGAATGCTATCTGCAGAGATGCAATTAGTTACTCATCAAGCACTCATCGAAGAATTGGAGGCTCGCATTGAAATGTTGGAGGGTTATTTTGACCAATCCACAGATTTGCAAATCCAGTCTTCTGATGAGCCTCATGATGATGACATGGGGACACAGGAAACAGAACAAGAATTAGTGCACTTTGTAGATGGCATTGAAGATAATACTGATGGTCAAGCTGCTTCACTAGATCCAACAAATATGGGTCTAGCTACCAGCTATGAGTTAAATCAGTTTTTGTCGCGTCCTACAAAGATTGCTTCTTATGATATTCCAC